GAGATTCGCGGGCGTCCGGGCATTGATAACAATGTGCTGGCCCTCAATGGTCGTCCCTTCGCCCGCGTGTCGGACGGTGAGAACCTGATGATCGGCCCCAGCCTGGGCCAGCGCGCCCAGCCGAATGTCACCGTCAATGTGATCGGCGCGCCGGGCGGCGCCCGGGTCGAAAGGCGCCAGGGCGCAAACGGGCTGGAGCTCGATGTCATCCTCGAACTGGTGCGCGAGACGGCGGCGAACACTGCTGTCGAGGTCTCCTCTGTCGCCGCCAAGAAAATGCAAGGCGGGCTGAGCCAGACGCTCGCTCAACAGACCGCCCTGAAGGGCTAAGGAGGGATCATGGCTCTGGACGTCTGGCCCTTTGTCGGGCGGCGCAAACGTCATGGCGCGACCCTGATCGGCGCGGCGGTGATTGGCGGGCGTTCAAAATCCGGCGTGATCGCTACGGCGAATTTCTCGGGCGGCGGGTTCTGGACCGCGCGGGAAGAATGTTCGCTGCGCAGTGACGCCGTGAAGCTTGACTGGAACGGTTTCATTGATGGCTGTGATGGCGGTTCCACGCCCGTGATCGTGCCCTTGAAAAAGCGCATCACCACGCCCGAGGGCGTCAGCGCGATCGCCCTGTCCGCCAATGCGGTCGCCCGCGCCACGGTGCTGAGCGTGCTGGTCACTGGCGGCGGCGCGCTCAAGCGCGGCCATGTCTTCACGATTGACCATCCCGGCTGGGGGCCGCGCTTCTACCGCATCCGGTCCGCCTCGGCGCAATCGGGCGGCGTCTGGTCGATCAGCGTGCGCCCGCCCTTGCGAGAGGCGGCCGCATCCGGGACCGCGCTCGATATCGCGGATCCGCGTTGCGTGATGGTCCTCGCCAATCCGGACGCCGCGACGGTGGAAGAGGATGGCGAGACGGTCATCCAGAGCCGGACCGTTGAATGGCGCGAGCATATGGAGCGGATCAATGGCGCTGTTTAGCGATGCGCAGCGCACGGCCATGCGCGAGGCGGGCAATCGCTTCGCGCTGCTGTTCCGGCTGGCCACGCCGAACCCGGTCCGGATCTGGTCGGGGCCGGGGGAATTGCCGGTCCCGTCCGATACGGTCGAGACGGTGGATGGCGCACTCTATCAGGGCCTTGGGGCCTTGCCGGACCTGCCGACGCTGGAATCCCTGTTCAACGGCACGGCCAGCCGGATCGAACTGTCCCTGAGCGCGCCTGATGAGGATGGCCGTCTGGCGGCGCTGGCGGAATCCGAAGCCGTCTCGGCGCGCAATCGTCAGGCCGTGTTCGGGATCTGGCCGTTCGACAGGGACTGGCAGCCCGTGGGCGCAGTGCGCTGGATCAGGCGCGGCGTCTCTCATGGTGTGTCGATCAATCAGGACGGAACTGATCCGGCGCGCCCGACCTCCACCGTCTCGATCTCCATCGGATCGCGCTTCACCGGGCGTCGACAGGGCAAGGCGTTCTTCTGGACGCCGACCGATCAGTCGCTCGATGCGCCCGGCGATCGCGGTTTTGACAATGTGTCGGCGCTGTCTGAAGGCGTCGAAAAGAAATGGCCCAAGGCGTGAGCGCGGATCTCGCGCGCTGGCTCGATCACGCCGCTGGCGTGCGCTTCGCCAATTGCGCCGCCTTCACCGCCGACTGGGTGGAACGGGCGACGGGCGCGCATCCCGCACCCTGGGTGCGCGATCTCTCCGAACGGGACTGGCGCGCCGCATTGGCGTCGCGCGGCGGCATAAGACACGCCCTGGCCGAGGTCGCTGCAGGCTGCGGCGCACGAACGGTTGCCTGCGCCGAGGCGCGCCCCGGTGATGTGGGGCTTGTGCTGACACTCGATCAGGACGGACGCCGGAACCGGGTGTGCGCCGTGCGCGCGCCTGCCGACGGCTGGGCGCTGTGGGCAGGTCGGGACGGGCTGGTGATCACGCATATGGATGCGGTGAAGGTGTGGAGGGTTGTTCATGGCTGAAACCGCCGCCGCCTATATCTTCAAGGTCGTCGCCTCCAGTGCGATCAAGGCGGGCGCCTCCGAGGCGGCTGCGGCCTTCCTGGCGAAAAGCGCGGTGTTCGCCGCCAAGGTCGGCCTGACAGTTGGCGCCAGCGCCGCCCTCAATGCCGCCTTCGCGCCCCGTGTCAGCACGCCCGACAGCCGGATCGCGCAGCGCCAGCCCACGCCCGAGCGCACCGCCGCCTTTGGCCGGGTTCGCTCGGCGGGGGCCTATACGCTCTATTCCACCTCGGGCGGGGATTCCATCGACGTGCTGGCATTCCATGACGGCCGCATCGCCGGGATCGACCAGATCTATCTGCATGATGATCTGGTGTCGCTGGGGACCGGACCGCTGGGCGCGGGCTTTGTGCTGGGGGATTCGCGGACCGACCAGTATTTCGAGGCGATCTATATCGACACCCGTCTGGGAACCGAGAGCCAGACCGCCTTCACCCGGGCGGCAGGCAAGGTTCCCGGTGAGTGGACATCCCAGCACTGCATGGACGGCGTCGCGGCGCTCGAGCTGCTCTGTCTCGGCCCGAAAAAGGAGCGCCTGCCCAAGGTCTATCCGTTGGGCCTGCCGCGTCCTTCAGTCGTTTATCGCGCCCAGTATTGTTTCGACTTCCGCCAGTCTGCCCAGTCCATCGAGAACTGGCGCGGCTGGACGCCCGGCTCGCGCAATCCGGTCCTGCAGATGGTCACCTATATGTGCAATCCGGCGGTTCCCGATCCGGCTGAACCGGATCGCGCGCTGGGTCTGGGTCTGGATTTTGAGACCGAGATCGCCCCCCATCTCGACGCCTGGATCGCCGCCGCCAATGTCTGCGACCAGTCCGTCCCCAAGAAGGGCGGCGGGACCGAGCCGCGCTATCAGTGCGACTTTGAATATTTCGTGGGTGAGGAACCGGCGGACACGCTGGCGCGCTTTCTGGCGGCGTTCGATGGCTGGATGTCTGAAACCGGCGACGGCGCATTGACCGTGAAGGCCGGGGCGTATGACGGCTCGGCGGTGGAGATCAATTCAGACTGGGTGATCAGTCACGGCATCAATCGCGGCGTGCCAGACGAACAGCTGAAGAATGTCTTTGTCGGCTTCTATACGGATCCCGCCAAGAAGTTCAGCCAGGTCGAGGGCGCGCCCTGGTATGATCAGGGCTCGATCGCGCTGACCGGCAAGCGCCGCTATGAGCGCGTGCCCATGACGCAGGTCCAGTCGCATGGCCAGCTCACCCGTCTGCTCAAGCGCATCGCCCTGCGCCGCAATGCTGAAGCGCGCGGAACCTTGCGTTTGTCCCTACCGGCGCTCGATCTGATGGGTGAGCGCTGGCTGAAATTCCCGGATGACTATCCCAACTCGGAATTCCTGCGCGGCAAGACTGTCGAGGTTGAAGCGCTGGAGATCGATTTCTCCGATGGCGGCGCGGTCATCATCGACTGGGCGATCTATGACACGGATGCGGACACATTCGATCCCGATGCTGAAGAGGGCGCCGCCCCGCCTGCGCCGTCCGAAAGTGAGCTGTCGACCCCGCCCGTCATCGATGTCGGCGATGTCGCCGCCTTGGTGGATACCGAGTCCCGTTTCGGCGGCCAGCGTCAGGCGGTGGCGGTGCTGACCTTCCCGGCGCCCGTTCGCTCTTACGACATTGCGGGCGCGGGCTCGGTCGATGTGCCGCGCACGGATCTGGGTTGGCGTGTGCGCTGGCGGATCCGGCCTGATGGCGGCTGGACCGAAAGCGCGATCAATGGCGATGTGATCGAGGGGGATGAGGTCGAGGGCTGGACCGTGCGGCTGCGCACGCCGGATCTGCCGCGCGCCGCGCTCGATATCCAGATCGCGGCGGTCGGCCCGCGCGATGATCAGGGCGACTGGTCGGACTCCCTCGAGCTGGATGTGGGAGCGGCGACCGCACCGGCGCTGGCTGCGCCCGCCAATGTCACGGCGACCGCCGCGCTCGAGGAAAGCGAGGGCGGGGTGAAGCGTCCGGCGCTGACCGTCAGCTTTGACCCCATCACCAGCCCCGAGGCCCAGATGGTGCTGGTCGCCATCAAACCCGCCGGGGATCCGGACACAAGCTTCGCTCAGATCGACGCGATCGAGCCGAGCCTCGGCGGCAAGACGATCTATACCATCCCCTATGGCCGCACCGTGGATGTTGGCCTTCAGACCTGGGCGCAATGGCGCGAGCCGTCCAGCTGGACGGTTGTCGAGGACGTCGCAATCCCGGGCGAGGTTGTGGCGTCGGATGCGACCATACCGTCAGAGCGGATGGACGCCGCCCGTGACGCGATCAATGCGGCGCGGGGCGAGGTGACCGAGAACCTGTCAGAGGTCAACCAGACGCTTGAGTACGCTGTTCGCCGTCTGACCGAAGATGCGCGTCTGGGCGCGCAGGTGTCGCTTCTGAACCGTCTGTCTGACCCGCTGTTTGATGCGGGCGTCGATGGGTGGAACGCGGTCAGCGGGGCGGTGCTGCCGGTCGCCGGGTCGCCGCGTGCGCTGCAGGCGGTCTGGGACATCGCCGCCAGCGGTCGCCCGGCGAGCCAATACCTGCAATGGCCCGTCCGCTGGCACGCGGTCAAAGGCGACTTTGTACAGGTCGGCGTCGAGGTGGGCGTGTTCGGCGTCTGCGCTGACATTGTGCTTGAAGCGGTCTGGATCGATGCGGCGGGCGATGTGCTGTCGGTGTCGCAGATCGCCACGGGTGCGACGGGGCGGCTTGAAGGCGTGGTCGAAGCGCCCGCCGATTGCGCCGAGGTCACGATCCGCATGGCGCCGGTCGCCACGGGCGCGGGCATGGGCGGCTTTCTGGTGCGCCGTCCGCTGGCGGCGTCGGCTTTGTCGGGGCAAACCAGCGTCGATCTGTTCACCGCGCCGGAGAATGAGCTTGTGGCCCGTCTCGCCCGGCTTGAGCGCGCCGTGGGCAATATCGCCGAACGCTCGCGCAGTCTGCAGGTCGAAACGCGCCGGGGCCGGGCCAGCGTTCGGGTAGCAGAACAGGCTATAGTCACCGAAGAGGAAGCCCGCGCCCAACTGGAGCGGGACGTCTACGCCACGCTTTCCGGGGACTATCTGACGGAGGCGCAGGTCAGAGAAACCTACCTGGCGATCGCCGGTCTTGAAGACGCCTTCGCAGGCATCGACGTCTCTGTGAACACGACGCTGTCAGGCGTGATCACCAAGGTTGACGGTCTGCCCGCAGACGTCCTGTCGACGGCTGATGCAAACCAGACCTTTGTCGCGATCTCCAATCTCGAACAATCCATCTCCAACATCGATCTGACCGCAAACGCAGCCTTTCGCCAAGTCTCAGAGACGGTCGACGGCCTGCCCAACGATATCCTGACCGAAGCGGTGGCGGACGGGCGTTTCCTGGCCTCGGCTGACCTGGAAACGGCCCTTTCAGCTATTGATTTCACTTCGTACGCCAGTTTCCGGAATAACACCTCCCGCGTGGTGAGATCTACGTCCCAGCCGGACGCTTCTTTATACAGCGCGGGCGACGTCTGGTTTAACCCGTCATCTGGTGAGCTGCGCGTTCATAACGGATCGACATGGGCGGATAATACCCTTGCTACGCTTTCCTACGCGAACGCGACATTCCGGACGCAAGGCCAAGTCGATCTGCAGATATCCCAGTTCGATTTTTCAGCCCTCTCGTTCTTCGACGAACTGAACTCTTCCGTTCAGGTGAACGCGACAGCCCTCGCAGGCCTCACGGGAGCCTCGGCGCAGTTCAACGTGGTGGCCCAGGCTTCAGGCGGAGAGCCGGCGGCGATCGAACTGATCAGCACCGAGAACGGCAGCGCGGTCAACCTGGTCTCCGAGCAGGTGGTCATCAAAACCAGCGCCGGCGGCGCCGTCAAAACCGCGCTCAAGGCTGTAGACGGGCGCATCGAGATCCCCACCGAACTGCGGATCGGCGCCAACGGGCTGATCCGGGTTGCGGCGGGCGGTTCGGCAGATCCCGCAGTGCTTTTAGGACAATGGGGCTCGGGCTGGGGGCTGCGTTGCTGGGATGGCGTCAAGTGGGTCGTCGATCTGGATCCTGTCAACCAGGTCTTCCTCATCGACGGCGCCACGCTGAAGAACGCCACGATCGACGGCCTCAAGATGGTCGACGGCGCGGTCGGCTCTGTCGGTCGCGCGCTCGATGATCACCACGACTTCATGGTCGGCACGAACGCTTCAAGTGCAGTCAGCTTCTCGGTCAAAACCCTGACCACCTCCGCTTTTGAAACCAAAACGACCGACACCGTAGAGATCGCGGTGAGCTGGACCATGCAGGCGCAAGCCGGGGCAATGAACTGGCTCTATTACGACGTGGATATCCTACGCGGGGGCACGGTTATCTGGACCAAGGAGTTCACTCACAAAGCGGGCCAGTCCGTCAACGCGGTGTCTCAAAACCAGATCGGTGCGGGCGATATGGTTCCGCAGGTGATCTCGATCACGACTGAAGACCCATCGCCAGCGAATACGACGTCAGCGACCTACGCGTTGCGCTTCCGCCCCCGCCTCGTGAACGGCGCCATCATTGAGGGCCTGAACACGGGCCTCGCAGGCACGATCGATCTCAAAGACATGTCAATCATCGCCAAAGCCTTCCGCTCTGGCCCGTTCGAGCAATGATATGGAAAGCATCCACGTCCACCTGAACACAATCGCCCGCGACGGCCTGGCGATCCTCTCCTGTTTCCCGGCCTTCGGCGGGCTGGGTCGATATTCAGGCTTCAAGGCGGAAACGGCGCCGTTTGCCGTCGACGTGGAAGGCTGCATCGCCCTGCTGTCTCCGAGCCAGAACCCGACCGCCACCCCCGCAACGCCCGGTCCCGCGGATATGTCGGTGCTCCACGAGCCCGGCACGGCGGTCGTGTTCTGCAACGGCTATACGATGGCTGAGATCACTGCAGCCGGCGTGACGGTCTTACCCGTCACCGCCGCCGACTTCCCCTTCAACCGCGATGCTGACGGTTGCGTGATCATTTTTTGAGCGCGCAGGCGCAAGAGGTAAGCCATGACCATCAATGTCCTGATCTACATTCCCTCTAATGGTGGAGGATATACGGACGCAATTTCGGGTGAGTATTACAAGCCCGGTGAGATCGCCGGTTTTGATTCCGCTGTCACCGCCGAACTGGCCGAAGCCAACCGCATCATATCTGCGGGCGCCGGGCTTGATGTCAGTGAGCTCGTCACCGCTCTGATTCAGATCGCATGGTCGAACATTACGGGCAAACCATCGAGCTTCACCCCCGCCGCACACACGCACACGGCGGCGGATGTCGTCAGCGGGCAGTTCGCCAATGCGCGTATCAGCGCAGGGAGCGTTACTCAGCACCAGGCGGCGCTTGCACTGACCATTGCCCAGATAGCCGGTCTTCAGGCAGCGCTTGATGCTCGCGTGCTCTCGTCAGAGAAGGGCGCCGCCAACGGGGTGGCGACGCTTGACGCCAACACCCTTTTACCACTCGCGCTTATCCCTAATCTGAGTGCAGATCAGACCACCAGTGGGACGTTTGACGCCGCTCGCATCCCAGAGCTTGACTGGTCGAAGATCATTGAAGCGACCCGACCTGACACACTGGCGGGATATGGGATCACCGATGCGCTGACGGCGACCGAGGTCGGCCAACAGATTCAGGCGGCGATCAACGCCTTGGTCGGCGGAGCACCGGGCGCGCTTGATACGCTGAACGAATTGGCGGCGGCGCTCGGGGATGACCCCAACGCGATCACGACGCTGACCAACGCCGTCGCCAGCAAACTCGACGCCTCGGTCTGGCAGGCAGCCACAGCAGCGGTCGACGGGTATATGTCCAAAGAGGACAAAGCCAAACTCGACGGAATTGAGGCGGGAGCGACCGGTGACATGACCGGCGCCGAGATCAAGTCCGCGTACGAGGGTGAGGCGAACACGAACGCCTTTACGGACGCCGAGAAGTCCAAACTGGGTGGGATCGCGGCGCAGGCGACAAAGAACGCCACGGACGCCGCCTTGCGCGACCGCTCCACGCACACCGGCACACAACCCCAAAGCTCGATTGATGATCTGGAAGCGGATCTGGCCGACCGCCTGCTACGTTCTGAGCTGCCCTATGCCAGTCTTGTCCATTACAGCTCGACCGATGACGCCACCGACATGGCGGCGGGTGCAACAGTGCAATGGGATTCCGCGCTGATGACCGATAGCGGGATCAGCGTCGGCGGCGCCGGCAATACCAACATCACTGTCTCTGAGGCTGGCAAGTATATCGTCAGCGTCCGCTTGGTCTATGCGGACACGTCCGTCGAGGGTGTTGATGTCAACAACACACTGGGTGTTTCCATCCTGGTAAATGGCGTCTCGGTGGGACGTCAGGGTGTCGGCTCCCCGGTTGTAAATGATGCTGGCGCAAACGAGGGTCAGGTAACGCTCAGCGAGCCGCTGAACCTTGAACCGGGAGATGTGGTGACGGTTGCGACGCAGCGCCTCTCGGGGGGTGATGAGCTGTACTTGATCGCCGGTCAAAGCTCGCTGATCGTCGAGCGCAAGGGCGGCAAGAGTGCGGCCCTGGCGGCGCAGCGTTTTAGCGAACTTAGCGACACGCCGAACGATTACACGGCAGAGGGCGCAATTCTGCGAGTGAAGACGGGCGGCGGCATCGAATACACGCTGACCCTCCCGATCAGCTCGGTTGCCGACCTGGCCGCAACCCTGTCCAGCAAGGCCGATTTGGTGGGTGGGAAAATCCCCACCAGTCAAATCCCGGCTGTCAGCCTGACCGAGGTTCACGCGGTTGCGGATACGGCGGCGCGAGACGCGCTGACGGTGCAGGAAGGCGACGTCGCGGTCGTCGCCAGTGAGAGCAAATCCTACATCTATGACGGTTCGGAATGGCTTGAAATCAACGCTGCGGCGCCCGTCCAGTCCGTCAACGGTCAGACCGGCGTTGTGGTGCTGACCAAGAGCGATATTGGGCTGGGCAATGTGGACAACACGCCCGACGCCGACAAGCCGATCAGCACGGCTCAGGCGGCGGTCAACGCTAAACAGTCTGGCGCCCTGTCCATTCTGACTGCCAACACCAACCTTGACACGTCCGAAGCTCGCCGGGCGAACCCGATCTATGTCGCTTCGGCGCTGACACTCACAGTTCCTGCACCTGTCGCACGCTGGTCTCAACCTGTTTTCGTGGGTCGCGGCATTACGGCGACGTTCGACTTCCGGGTTGGCGAGACGGACGAAACAACGGTCAGGGATAGCGATGGCAACGCCTTCGATCTGACCGCCCCCAACAATCAAATCGAAGGCCCCGCGTACCTGGAACTGGTCTCGCGCACGGCCTCTGAAGTGGAGATCTGGACATGAGCCTTTTGAACGCGGCCATGAACACGAGCGCAGCGGGTGGCGACGTATCAGCAAAAGCTGCCTCAGCCGCAACCGCGTACTCGATGATCGTTCAGGCGATCAACGCGGCCTCTATTGAAGGCGGTTACAAGATCGCGGAGCAGCAGGGCGTCTTCGCAGAGCTTGCACCCCTACTTGACCCGGCGCTCTCGATCAGTTCCGCAAAGATCAGCGAGGCGTTCGATAATGCAACGGATGCCCTCGCACTGGCCTCATCCCCAACGTTCCGAGACCTGCTGAACAACAGCACCTATCTCGACGCCCTCGGGCGCGCGAGCGCGGAGCTATACGGGTACTATGGTGGGTACCTTTTTGAGAACGTCACCCGTATCACCGATCACACCTACGACCCGAATGACGGCACGGAACCAAACTCGGCTCTCGCTTTTTCGCCTGACGGCATGGAGATGGTATGGATCGACGCGAGCGACAACATCCTGTCAGGTCCGCTCTCTCGTGCCTATGACCCGTCTTCGGTTACGCCCCGCGCGGGTTTGATCAGCACATCTGCCTTGGGCGAGAGCGTTCCAAATGGCTTGGCGATCAAGCCGGACGGAACCAAGGTCTACGTTGTGGGTAACAACCTTGATGACGTCATGCAATGGACGCTCTCAACGCCATTTGACCTTTCCAGCGCCGTCTACGACGGAAGCGTTAGCATCAATAATGTCCCGCGTTCAATCAACTTCTCCGAGGATGGAACTACGGTTGTTTTCACTTACAACGGCGGGGTCGCTAAATATACTCTGAGTATTCCGTGGGACTATATTAACTCGGCCAAAACGTTTGTTGGCAGCTCTACAGCCAACCCGCTCGCGGGGGGCGAGTTTACTTATATCGACAACGGGTGGGGAATACTTGTAGCGAACAACGTAGACAAAAGGGTTGATCTTTACCGTACAAACCAAGCCTATAAAATCTCAAGTATTGGAGGGATAGAGGGTGCGTACGACTACACTGACCTCTCAAATATAACAACCGTCGTCTGCGCCGACCGATACGCGGCTACTAGCCGCCACTTCTACATGCTCAGGTCAGGCGTCTACCACCTTGAGATTTTGCCCGCCGAATTTCAGGCCCCGGTGTAGAGGAGCAAGCCATGAGAACCATAGCCAGCGCCATCAAAGACAACATCATCGAAGTTGAAAATCCTCGTCTGTTTGCTTACGCCGCATACTATAATTCAAGCAGCGTTTATGACGAGTTTCAGGACTACGCTTACACCGGTAACGCCTCATCCACATTTCAGACCGTAGTTGACATCACAGGCTCTCCCGGCCTTTTCCAAGCAGTTATCGCCGGGGCGATCAACAACCGGGTAAAAATCACAATGGACGGCACGATCTACGACCTTACGGCAGGTTCCGGCTCCAGCGGGCGAACAGCGGTGGTTTTGCCGAAGCTATTCCCGCAAGGTCAATCCGCACTCCCCTTGCAGGAAAGCCAAGTAAAGCAAATGGCGATCCTCTCACCGGCAATCATCTTTCGGGACAGTCTGAAAGTTGAGGTTCTAGGCGGCAATAACACCACCGCCGCGCTAGGCGCTCGGGTCTGCGCGAAGGTCGGCAAGGAGTGGATCGCATGACCGTGATCATCACCAATCTCACCCGTCCCGGCGAGGAGCCCCAAGACGGCGACTTCATTCGAGAAGAGCACCCGAGCGGCCTCAAGATCGAGCGCATGTTTCAACAGCCCAGGCCCGCCCCGGTCATACTGAACCAAGGTCAGTTCCGCCTTCTATTCACCTTTGAGGAGCGGCAGGCCGAAGAGGTCTTCCGCCAGAAGGCGCAAGAGACGGTGAAGGGGGCGATCCCCGAGCCGGTCGATCCTCTAGCGCCGACGCCTGAAGAGACGGAAGCGCTGAATGCGTGGCTTTCGGCTCGGCTCTACCTGACGATGCGCGCGGACTTCGATCAGGCCGCGTACATCGACCTTGGGGATCCAGCAGTCAGCGCGGCGCTCGACTTCTACATCGCGTGGGGGCTCCTCGCCCCTGAGCGTAAGGCGGAGGTGTTGGCTAATGAGCAACCCGCCTGACGCCTATCTTGACGGCTGCACGCTCGCCCCGGACAAGCTGGGGCGAGTGAGCCATCGGGACATCTGCGATGAGCACGACAGGGCCTATTGGTCACGCCGCACTCTGCTCGACAAGGTCAAAGCGGATCTCCGTTGGGCCGGTCGGATCGCCTGGCGCCACCGGTCCAACTGGTTCTGGCAGCCCGTGGCGCTCGGGCTTGCGGTTGTCGGTTTCATCGGCATCAGCACGATTGGCGCCTGGATGTGGCGCCGCCGGCATAGATGGGACCGCTAAGGCATTCCGCCCTGGAAGGCCTCGGGCGCCTGCTCCTCGGCCTGCAGCAGCACCAGCTTGCGCCCGCATCCCCGGCATTTGAGGCGGTCGGCCACTTCATCCAGCCAGAGCTGTTCGGGCGCCTCGATGCCCTTCAGCGCGGCGCGCTCGATGATGTCGGCGATGGTGGGCCGGATCGTGCGGCCGCACCCGCCGGGCGGGCAGGACAGCTCCACCCGCAAGGCCGGGTCGTGATCCCTCAACTGCAATCCTGATCGCCAGTTCATCGCCGCGTCCTCTGCCGGGGGCGGGGAGTGAACATTAGCGGAACATCCATGTAAAGCCCGCTTGGTCAGGCGGGGCCGTTTCCCTGCGTCGTCACCTCAAGAAAGGCATGCCATGTCGCATCCTGAAACTGCGCTCGGATGGCTGAACGCCGCCGGGCTTGTCTGGCAGCTTGTCGCCTATCTGGGCGCCGCGCTGGCCGGGCTCCGGCTGTTCTCGGAGCTCAAATCCGAAGGGGCGCCCAGACCCTTCTGCGTGATCGCCGCGGTGACGCGCTGTCTGCTGTCGCTGAGAGCCCGAGGGCAGCGGGTGGATGCATCAGACATGCTGCGGTTCGGCAGCCTGGCGCTGGCCGCCCTGTGCCTCGCCATGGCGGGCAACACAGCCTTTTACCTCATGCATGCGGACTGGCGCGATCTGGGCGCGATGCAGAGCCTCCTGTGGGTCTTCAGTCATATCGGGGTCGGGTCCGGCCTCATGGTGGCCCTGACGGGCGCTCATCGTCTTATCGTGGAGGGCCGAGACCATGGCGCCTGAGACCGCAACCGGCCTGCTCGCGCGGGCTGAACAAATCATCATCCTTTTCATTGTCGTGTGCCTGGCGGGCGCGGCGGTCGTGACCCTGACGCCCAAGGCGCAGGCGGGTCTGAAATACTTCATCGGCACGGTGGCCTTCGGCCTTGTGGTCGGCGTGATCGCCATCGCCTTCGGGCTGGGCGAAGGCTGGGTGCTGGTCGCCGGCGTGGCCGGCATGGCCACCGCCCCCGCCACGATCGCATGGCTGTCGAACAAGCGGCTCGATGAAGTGATTGACGAAATCCGCCGCCGCGGCGGCCCAGGCGGGGAGGGGTCGTGATGGTTTCGCATGACCTCATCCTTGAGCGCCTGAAGCACGACGCGCACGCCACGCTGGGGCGCCTGTATCTGGGCGGATTGTTCCTCTGCTTCACGCTGGAAAACAGCCCGCCGAAGATACCGGGCGTGAAGGAGCCGGGCCGGTCCCGGATCCCGGCAGGCCGCTACCCGCTCACCCTGCGCCGGGTGGGCAATTTCCATTCGGACTATCAAGACCGCTTCCCCTGGCACGAGGCCATGGTGGAGATCGAGCTGCCCGGCTGGACGGCGGTCCTGTTTCACATCGGCAATTACCACCGGGACACGGCGGGCTGTGTGCTTGTCGGAGAACGCGCGGGCAAGGACGTGGAAGGCGACGGGGCGCTGACCGTGTGGGGCTCCGCCGCCGCCTATGAGGAGGTTTACCCCGCCCTGTACGGGCACGCCAAGGCGGGCGGGTTCATCACTGTTCAAGACGAAAAGGAGACTGACCATGCATAAGACGCTCTGGCAGCTCGCCGCTGCCGCCTTCGTGGCCATCTGCGTGTTCCTTATCGTGTGGGGGCATTTGTCCTGGCTTCCCGCGCTGGGCGCTGCGCTGTGCGTCGGTGCGGCCGAATTCGCCCGACCTTATGTCTGGGCGTGGCTTCTCACGGTGAAAGAGAAGGTGTTCGGATGATCCAGACCCTCGGTCTCGGCGCGGCAGCGGGCGGCGTGCTGGGCGCGATCGCGCTCTATCTCGCGCCTGGCTTCGGGCTTCGCGCCGTGGAATCCCGGTTGACCAAGTGCGAGCTCGCCGCCCGATCCCATCTGCAGAGCTTTGAAGGCAGCGAGGCGATGCGGGACAGCGAAGGCGCGCGCGCGGACCTCGCCACCGAAGACGAGCGGCTGTCCTGTGAAGACCGCATTGCGCGCCAAGTCGCCATCACCCTGAACGCCTGCCAACCTGTGGAGCCTCGCCATGAGACTGCTTGCCCTGATCTTCGCCCTGCTTCTGAGTGGATGCGCAACCCCGGCGTGGATGATCCCGGCTGAAGACCCGGCCCCCGCCCGGCCCAGCCCGGCCATATGCGCCAAGGCGCCGCCGGTCCCGGTTGAGCCCTATGGGTCGCTCATGAACAGCATCGCGGCATCCTATGTCGCCGAGCTGAGTTCCTATGGCGAGCGGGGCTGGCGCATCATCGAGCGCGAGCGTGAGGCGCGCTGTCAGACACCAGACGAATGAAGAAAGGCCGCTCCATCCGGGGCGGCCTTTTCTGTCTTCTGACTTCGCCTGAAAAGGCGGGGGCCGGGGTGCGTCAACACCCCAAGCCGCGCGCCGCAACGCGCACCCCGGACGGGCTAGCACCGTCCAAGATCCCGCCGCCGGCCGGACCGGCGCGGGTATGTGAGAGTGATCCTGAAATGGAGTCCAGATCAGACCTGCTCGGCGACATGATGGTGTCGCCGACCGAGCCCGCTGTCGGCTATCTCGGCGGCAAGTCGCGCCTCGCCAAGACCCTTGTGCCCATGATCGACCGGGCCGGAGCGCGCATCTATGCCGAGCCCTTCATCGGCATGGGCGGCATCTTCCTGCGCCGCAAGGTGCAGGCGCGTGTGGAGGTGATCAATGATTACAGCCGCGACGTGTCGACCTTCTTTCGAATCCTGCAGCGCCACTATACCCAGTTCGTGGAGATCCTGAAATACCAGATCACGACCCGGGCCGAGTTCGAGCGCCTGTCGCGCACGGATCCTGAGACACTGACAGATCTCGAGCGGGCCGCACGTTTCCTCTATCTGCAGTCCTGCGCCTTCGGCGGCAATGTGGGGCGGCGGTCCTTCGGTCTGGACCTTTATAAGGGCGGAGGCTTCAACCTGCTCTCGATCGTGCCGAAGCTGGAGGCGCTGCATGCGCGGCTCGCCGGGGTGGTCATCGAGAATCTGTGCTTTGATCGCTTCATCGAGCGGATCGACAAGCCCGAGACCCTGTTCTATCTCGACCCGCCCTATTGGGGTGGCGAGAATGACTATGGCAAAGGGCTGTTCTCGCGGTCGGACTTTGCGCGCCTGGCCGACCAGCTGCGCCGCATCAAGGGGCGCTTCATCCTGTCCATCAATGATGTGCCCGAGATCCGGCTCCTGTTTGACTGGGCCGAGATCGAGCCGGTCGATGTGCGCTATTCGGTCGGGGACAATTCCCAGATCGCGAAGGAGCTGATCATCAAGGGCGGGACATGGCATCAGGCGGCGAAATGAACACGCGATACCGTCAGAGGCTTAAGGGTGCGCGCCCCCGCACCCATCGAAAGCGGACTCGGTTCGCTGAAATACAATAGAGCGGCGAGATCACCCTCCACATGGAGGTCGATCTCGCCGCTTTTTTTGTTTCTGGACACGGTGATGGACCGGACAAGGTCCCGGATTGCGCCGATGAGTTCGGCGCGGTGGCGGTCCGAGATCGCCGCGTGGGCATTGCTGTCGCTGGCGATCAGGGCTTCGAGTTCTTCAACCATACGGGCATAGCGCGCGGGCGCGCCGGGATGCAGTTCGGTGACAGGCGCATCCTCTTGCAGATCGGCGAGCTGGATCTCGAGCTGTTTGCGCTCTGCTTCCATCTGGCTGACGCGTTCAAGCGCGCTTTCGGGTGTGTGGCCTTTGGCGAAGGCATCGATCAGGCGCGTCTCCTGTCCCTTGAGATCTGCGATCTTCTTTTGCAGGCGCGCGCGATCGCTGGCGTTGGTGCTGGCCAGCTCCCGCCGGCGGCGGCGATAGGCCTCCATGCCCAGCCGGATCGCCTCGGGGCTGAGCAGGCGCGTTTTCGTGGCGGTCAGGACGCGCGCTTCGATCTCGGTCGCGCTGACATAGCCGATCCCCTCGCAGACGCTGGGGCCCTGATTCTTGCGCCGTGAGCAGCCATAGCGCGCCTTGCTGGCCCGCCCCTGGATCTGCAACGGTCCGCCGCAGCACCCGCAGCTCAGAAGTCCTGAGAGGGCGCGACGCGGGCGCTTGTGTTCGCGTCCGGTGTTGGCGTTGGCGCGCGCCGCCTTGGCCCTGTCGATCGCGCCGCAGAGATCTGCGGGCAGGATGCGCCAGTTCTCCGCCGGACGGCGGACCCAGTCGCTTTCGGGATTGGCGACCATGCGGGCCTTGCCGCTGACCGGATCCTTCACCTTGCGCTGGCGGTTCCAGATCTGCTCGCCCCGATACATGGGATTCCACAGAATGCCGTTAAGGCGCTTGGGTTGGCCGAAGATCGTGGAGGTCTGCCAGAGCCGCCCGGACGGGCCGGGCACGCCCGCTGCGTTGAGTGCGGCCGCAATCGCCTGGGGCGACATCCCGGCGACAAAATCCTCGCAGATCTGGCGCACGATCGCGGCTTCGTCCGTGTCGATCACCAGCTCGCCCGGCTCGCCGCCCGGCTTCTTCTGGTAGCCATAGGGCGGGGCGCCGGTATGGCGACCTTCGGCGACCACGCCTTCAAGCCCGCGCCGGGTCTTGTTCGCGAGATCCTTGAGATAGATCTGGCCGATCATGCCACGCATGCCGATCTGCATGATGCCAGCGGCGTCATCGCTGATCTCGCCCGCATCGGCGGTGATCAGGCGCACGCCGGCGGCGCGCATCTCGCGCGCGATCAGGGCGAGGTCGGCCTGGTCCCGGCTGAGGCGGTCGAGGGATTCCACGGCGACCGCGCTGATCTGACGATTGGCGATGGCTTGGCGCAGGCCGGTCAGGCCAGGCCGGTTGCCCGTTGCGGCGCCCGAAATGGCGGCGTCAGAGAAGACCAGCGCATGGGCGCTGGCGAGGCCCGCCTGATCGAGCGCCCGGCGCGCGAGCCGCAACTGGTCCTCGATGGACTGGTCGCGCTGCAGATCGCTGGAATAGCGGGCATAGAGGGCGGGCGTCATGATGCGCCTCGCGTCCGCTTGCGGATCCCGTCTCTCATGCTGTGCCCCTAGACCTGTCCTGTCGCGCGAGGGCGCTGGCTGGCGGCGTGATCGGCCTCGGCCAGTCCCTCGAACAGGGCGATGATCATCCGCTTCTCGGCGTCTGACAAGGGTGGGTTGAGCGGGGCGCCCGTCTCCCGCGCACGCGCCGACGTCTGCACGGGCGTGCGGCGATGGCTGGCGGGAGAGGTCGGGGCGCGGCTCATGATCAGGCCGTCCGCCAGGGCAGGGCCGTGCGGATGTCGCGGGCGAAGGTGGGCAGGCGTTGAATCCAGCCGCGCTGTTCGAGCGCGTCCATGATGCGGGCGACGCCGCTTTTCGAGCCGAGCCCCACCTCGTCCGCGATCTCCTGAAAGCTGGGCGTGACCCCGGTGCTGTCGATTGCCGCGATCAGCGCGTCCAGCACCTGGCGCTGGCGGGGGGTGAGGGCGAAGGGATCGGCGCTCATGACTTACCCCCGAGCAGGCTGTCATCCACCCGGCCCGACGCCGCCGCGGCGCGCCAAGCGCGCAGGGTGCGCTCGCCAGCTTGGGTGGCGTAATACTGGACCGAGGCGCCGTCATCGATGGTGCCCGCGCACTTCATCAGACCGGCGCGGATCAGCCCCGCGACCTCCGGCCCCGGCCCGGCCTTGTGGTTGGGCAAAACCAGCTTGTTGCCCGTGCCGATGCCGCCCTGCGCCGCGAACAACGGATCGCGGATACAGCGCGCCAACGCGGCGAGCTGGTCGATGGTGAGGCGGCGCGGGCTGGCGTCGTCATCGGGGAAGAAGGTTATCTCGCCCGGACCCTCGTTTGAGATCAGGGTGATGGAGGCCTCCGGCTGGCCCGGCACGACTGCGGTCAGGGTGGTGGTATGTGGGGGTAGAGCGGGGCGGGTCATTGAACCTGCCCTTCCTGCGTCGCCATCATGGCGCGGATCATCTTGTGCGTGTCGCGATCCAGCGTCGCCGAGATCAGGGACTGAGCGATCAGTTCATAGACCGCCTCGTCCTGAATGTTGCTGAGCACACCGGCTATGAAATTGGAGAGCGCGTTGGCGATCGCCTCGGTGGGCACGCCGCCTTCAGCATACTGGCCATTGATGCCGTCAGCGATATGATCCCAGGTGGTTTCAAGCCCCGAGCACATCACTGACGCGATCAGGTTCTCGTCCCGCCCGATCAAAGGGCAGTTCCCGAGTCGCTTCGCTGCGTTTGAAAGCGCCATCAGTGGCGCTTTCATTTCCTGCGGCAGCTCTACCGCTTCCATTTCAGGAAAACGAGTCTCCATCACACCGCCTCCAGCTTGCTGACGGGCTGGGTGATAAAGGATCCGGCCCCGACATAGCCGGGCGCCACCATCAGCCGCGCGCGGGCGGGTTCGCCTGGGCGGGTGGTGAAGCGCAGCACATAGCCGCGCCGGGTGCGCCCGCCGCTGGTGAAAGCCACCAGCTGTCTGAGCCGGATCGAATTGACCTCGACCACGCGGCCCGCCTCGGCGTCGCGGATTATCTCGCCCAGTAGGCTGGGCGGCGGACATGCGTTCTCATTCGCTGCGCGCGGCAGCGTTACGACCTGATGCGTCATGGGTTGGCTCCCGTATCCCTCTGTCCCGGCCTGCGAGCGGAGCGCGAGGTGGGATCGCGCTCCGCCCCATGGCTGTGTTCCGGGTGTGAGGGGGAGGGCCCGGAACGAGGGGGAGCATTTCGCGAAAACTCGCGACTGTCAACATAAATCGCGAGAACTCGCGGATGCAACTTGCTGCTTAAGCACTACACTGGAGCGAAATGGCACACTCAAAAGGGGAATTTCACATGAAGGGCTGGGGTATTTTCATGGTGATTGCTGGCGCATTGCTGATTCTCTATGCGTATGCCGCGCCGAGCGCCCCTGAATTTTCCCAGACCGTCAATTATGAAATGATGCAGATGAAGACCCTGCACGCCATAGCAGGCGCAGCCTGCCTGGTGGCGGGCGCGATCTGGTCAGCCGTCGGAGTTGTGGTGGATAGGATTTCGCCTGCTTCGCAGCGTCCTGAGGGTAGGCCGGCGGGCTCATCCGTGCCTGCGGTTGGGGAAGACTAGAGCTTCACCTTGTGTTTCTTGACGGTCGCGACGACTGGCATCGCGCGTCTTATCCGCACATTTTGCATCATGGGTGAGCCATCCCAGCTGATCAGGTTGAAGGTGCCTGGTTCATAGCCGTGCTGGACGTCCTTGAGCAGCATGCCGCCATCTTCAAGTTCGACCATGCAGGTCTCGCCAATGATGGCGGACAGATCGATATGGTCCCGCTTTTCACAGAAGACCACATCCCCGTCTTTCCAAGGATACATAGAGCCGCCGCGGATCTCCATGGCGAAGAGCTCGACGTCGTCTGTGACGACCGAGGGGTGCTGTACCTGATAAAAGCCTTCGTTTTCGCCCATCGCCTCAAATAACTGGATCGCATTGCCCGCGCCCAGATACCCCTTGACCCAGACAAGCCGTCTCGCAAGAGGCGCGCCATATTCGCGACCGTACATTGCATCGACGCTGACGCCTGCGGCGTTGGCCAGCTTGTGCTCGACATGGCTTTTAAGGCTGTTTGTCTGACCGCGCAGGTAAGAACGTAGCGTAGAGTCGGGCACCTTGGCGCTTTTCGCCCAGGCGTGCGGGTTCAGGCCCCGGCCCGTCATGAAGCGTTTGAGCGCCTCGCGTTGTTCATCCACATCGCTGGTCATATTCAAATGGCTATCATGGCTTTTCGGGATTCGTGATCGCGAGTGCTCGCGTGTTCCGGCTTGACACATTCGCGAGAACTCGCGAATACTCGCGGCCATGACCCAAACCCTGCCGCATCTAGAGACCCTCGTCGAAGCGACGTTTACGCGACTCCGCATCGCAAGCCAGACTGGAAAGCGGTCGCGGCTGGTGTCCCTGTCGGGCGTCTCTGAATCCACGTTGCGCGAGATGGCGCGGCCCGGATATCGCCCCCGTCTGATCGACAATCTTCTGAAGGTTGAAACCGCCCTTGATGCGCTCGACGCGGAGGCGGCGGGCGACGGCCCGGTCGCGGACGGGGTCGGGGCGCAGGCCGAGGCGGCGGGCGAGGCGGGCGATATCGCCACGGGTGAGGGGGCGTGTGCAGGTCATGGCCCCAGGGTCGCGGGAACCGCGACGGCGCGCGATTCAATTCTCGCCCCTGAAATTGGCGATCAATCCGGACAGCAAAGGGGCGCACGATGAGCGCGGACCGCATCACCACAGACGGGGAGCGGAACGCCCTGCGACGCGCCGCCCGCATGGGATTGGCGCGCCATGGCGCGACCCAGAAGGAATTCGCCGACCTGTCCGGATATGACGCCGGGACGTTGAGCCGGTGTCTGAGCGGCAACCAGCCCGGGGCGTCGGATCATTGCCTGCCGATTGATCGCGCCGTGGAGTTCGACCGCTTTGTCGGCGAGCCGGTGCATCTGCGCGCCATGGCGGCAATGCTGCATTGCACGGTGATACCGCTGCCCGAGATCGATCCGGCGGCGGAAGGTTCGCAAGCGCTCGCCGCCCTGTTCAAGGAGCTGGGCGAGGCGGTCGGCAAGGCGGGGGAGGCCCTTGAGGACAACGGGCGGCTGGATGCGGGCGATGACCTGCCCGGCCTGATCGACAGTCTGGATGAGGCGGTGGAGGCCGCCGCCCAGGTGCGCGCGATCGCACAGGGTTTGCTCGAGCCGGGGAAGGGGCGGTGATGGCGCTTTATGTGGATGATCCCCGTCACCCGCTGGGGCGCATGAAGATGTGCCATATGACGGCGGACAGCCTTGAAGAATTGCACGCGGCGGCGGACCGGCTGGGCCTGAAGCGCGACTGGTATCAGGGCCCGCCCGCCAGCCGTTTCCCTCATTACGACATCAGCCTGTCCCGCCGCCGTCGCGCGGTGGAGGAGCTGGACGCGCAAGAGGTCAGCACGCGGGAGATCATCACGGTCGCCCGCCGCATGGCCCTGCGCGACGCCCTGAAAACGCCGCGCGGGAGGTATTGATGGCTGCGCATAACACCGGCATCGAATGGACGCACATCCCCGGTTTCAAGGGCGAGACCTGGAACCCGGTCGTGGGGTGCAGCGTGATCAGCCCCGGCTGCACGAACTGTTACGCCATGCGCCTTGCGGGCGCGCGGCTGGATGGCAATCCGAACACGCCGCACTATGCGGGCACGACCCAGCCGAGCAAGGCCGGGCCGGTGTGGTCGGGCAAGCTGGCCCATGCCCCCGAACAGACGATCACGGCCCCGCTGCGCTGGCGCAAGCCGCGCGCGGTGTTCGTCAATTCCATGGGCGATCTGTTTCATGAGGATGCGCAGGACTGGTGGATCGATCTGGTCTTCGCTGTCATGGCGCTGTGCCCGCAACATGTCTTCATCATCCTGACCAAGCGCTCGGCCCGGATGCGGGAGTATCTCGAGGCGCGGACGGCGCAGGTGATGGGGCCGGACGTCAAGGTCATGCTGGCCTCGCCGCTGGCTGACGCCATGCAGCGTGTGTCCCTGTGGCGCGGTGATGCCGTGCCGATGAATGCGCCGCTCATGCTGCGCTATCCCGACACATCGGGCGATGGGCGATCGCGCTGGCCTCTACCCAATGTCTGGCTGGGGGTGAGCGTCGAGGATCAGACGCGCGCCGATGAGCGCATCCCGGATCTGCTGAACACGCCCGCCGCCGTGCGGCTGGTGAGCTGCGAGCCTTTGCTGGGGCCGCTCTGGCTGCCGAGCTGGTTGCCCGCGGTGCACGATCCATACCTCGAGGTCCAGGGCGCACCGATGGCGTGTCTGGGTTGCGATGATGGTGAGGGGTTCGCACCGCCGCGGTGCGCGTCCGCCACCGATCCGCGCCTTGCCTGTCCGGAGAACAGAGCCGTCATTATCGATCATGAGGGCCCGGAAGACCCTGAAACCGGCGGACCTCGATGGGTGCACACCGAGCGCGTCACGCTCGACTGGGTGATCGCAGGCGGGGAGTCCGGCAAGGGCGCGCGCCCGGTGCATCCGGACTGGATCCGCAGCCTGCGCGATCAGTGCGCGGCGGCGGGCACGCCCTTCTTCTTCAAGCAGTGGGGCGAATATTTCCCCGGTCATTTCGAGAGCGGTGAGTACCACCCGGACATCGATATGGACCCCTTCGTGCTGGACCATGCGCGCGGCCAAAAGGTGTCCGGGTTCAGCTTCGATGATGGACAGGAAGCGGGGCGGATAGGCAAGCGCGCTGCAGGACGCACCCTCGATGGCCAGACCCATGACGCCTTCCCGGCGGGGATCGGGGAGGGCGCGCGATGATAACGGCTTTCCTGATCTGGCTGTTTGACCTGAAAGGCTGGGTGAAGGCGCTGGCACTGCTGGTGGGCGCGATGTTGCTGACCCGGGCTGTCGATGGACAGGCGCGTGACTGGATCGAGGCGCTGTCCATGGGCACGGCAGGGCTGTGCCTGCTCTACTGGTGGAAAGGGGGTGCGCGATGACCCGTCGCCCCTCCCGCCCCCTGATCCCGCTGACGGCGCGCGGCTGGCGCTGTGTGACGGCGCTGACGCTTGGCCTCACCCTGGTCTGGGTGGTGCTGTCATGAGCGCCGCCCTGGCCCATGCCCCGCGCGGCTTTGTGCAGCGGTCGGAGTATGACCGCCTGCAGCGCCAGCTCGATGAGGCGTTGGAGAAGCTGGCGTATTTCGAGTCCGAAAAGCGGTTCGAGGATCAAGTGTCATCCTGCGGCCCGGCGGCGTGGAATCTGAGGCCGGGGCTGGCCCATATCGTTCGCCATCTGGGAAGCCGGGCGCTGGTGACGCGCGCTGTGCTGATCGAGAACTGGCCGGGCGGGGGTGAGCCGAGCCCGCAATCGCTTGATGTCTATATGTGCCAGATCCGGGGGCGTCTTGCGCCCTTTGGCATCCGGATCGAGACCGTGCAGGCCGTGGGCTGGAAGATGGATCCGGACACGCGGGCCTTTGTCCGCCGGGCGATGGCGGGTGAGAGCGACGCCGAGGTCTATGGGCCGCCCGTCAGGACGCCGGGCGTGCGCCGCCGGCCGTCACCGCTGGCCCTTGAGCGCGCCCTTCTCGAGCGACTGGATGAGCGCGCCTTCATGACACATGAGCTGCGCCGGTCGCTTTCGACGTCAGGGAAAGTCTTCGCCCCCGTTCGCGACCGTCTGGAAGCGGAGGGGCTGATCGAGGTGCGCCGTTCGGGGCGCTGCCAGTTTCACACCATCACCGAGGCGGGCCGCGCCCGACTGGATGCCCTGCGAGAGCAGGATGCGCCCGCCGCAGATACGGAGGCGCGCGATGGCTCGTCACACTGAATGGACCGAGGCGATGGTCCGCCGACTGTACCATTTGCGGGTATCGGAGCACGCGACCACGACAGAGGCGGCGCGCCTGCTGGGGATCAGCCGGGCGTCCAGCGAGGCGTTCTGCAGTAATCATTACATCACCCCGGTAAGCAACCCGGCGCCGCTGACCGATGTGCTTGATATCTTTCGACGGGGGCGAGGCAAGGGCGGCGCCGCGCGGATGACCGAGGCTGATGAAGCCCGCTTGCGCGCCTGTTGGGCCAAGCCGGGCGCGACCCTGCGATCGGTCGGGCTGGCGCTGAAATGGAAGCGCGAGCTTCTGGTCAAGCGGGCGCTGACCCTGCGCCTTGGCCCGGTCGGTGATCCCTTGCCCGATACGCCCGCCGCCCGGGCAGCGCTGGATGTGTGTCATCCGCGCGAGACGCGCAAGCTCGAGAGCGTCGCCCGGATGCATAACGCGCCGGTGGCGCAGGTGCTGGCCCTGGTCAAGCGCATCGCGCCGAAGCACGACGCGATCAGGCATTACGATCAGAACCGGCGCGCCGAGGTGAGCGGCCCGCCCATCCCGGACAGCGCCATCCATGCCAAGCGGCTGGAGGTGTTGCGCGACCGCGCCCGCAAGCTGGCGGACGCCGGGGTGCGCTGCCCCCATTCGCTGGCGCGGGAGCTGGACCCGCTGGGCGAGAACCGCCTGACGCCCGCCCAGGCGGCGACGCTGGCCGGGTTTGAAACCGCGGGAGGGGCGCATGCGTAACGCAGCGATGATGACGGCGCAGCCCCGACTGGTGCAGCGCTATGTGAGCTTTGACGCGCTGTTCATGGCGGTGCGGGCGCAGGCGCGGGATCTGGGCATGGAGGCGCCGGACCCGACCCGATGCCCGTGCTGCGGGTGTGAAGGCGGCGGCGTCAGGGCCCTGCGTGCGACCGAGGCCCGCAAATATGTGTGTCCGGGGCCGGACCTGCACGCCTGCGGCTTTATCGGCGGTCCGCTCGACTGGGTGATGGCCGGCGGACTGGGCGTGGGCTTCACCAATCCCGATCAGGCCCGGAACGCCGTGACCGTGCTGTTCGCCGCTCAGGGATGGATCCCGGACTGGAGCGGGGGCAGCGCATGTTGACCGCCGCAGATATCCGGACAGCGGTGATGAAGGCCACCGCCCTGCCGCTGGAAGATGAAAAGCGCTTGCAGGAGGTCTTGCTGCCCGAGTTTCAGGCGCAGCTGGGCAGGACCTTTAATGTGGTGCGCGAATACCGCATCGGGCCGGGTTCGATCATCGACTTCGCCTTCATCGGGCGCGATTGGGTGTTCGGACTGGAGGTGAAGACCCGGACGCGCGCCAAGCGGGCCGTGTTGCGTCAGGTCGAGCGCTATGCGCAGACCGGGGTGCTGGATCATCTGTTCGTCCTGACCGCCACGGCGCTCGGCCTGCCACGCCAGCTGGCGGGCATTTACGTCGATGAGATCAGCCTGGGCGAGGTGCTGCTATGACGGCGCGCGCCTATGGCCGGATCGAGATGAGCGCCGACGGACCGGGCTTTGTGCTGTCGGATGCGCCCGCCCATGTGATGATCCGCCTGAAGGCCCTGTTTCCGGCGCTGCACAAGGCGAGCCGGGGCCCGTTCCGCTTTCCCCCTGACAAGATGACCTGCGCCGACCTTGACTGGTTCGTGCAGCGCTATCCCATGGAGCTGGGCGAGGGCGTTTCGCGCGCCCTTGAGACCGGGGTGGCGACGCTGAAGGCGGATCGGGCCGAGGCCGGCCGGATTCTGTCACCGAACTGGACGCCGCCCGCCTATGCCGGCTTGCGGCCCGGTCAGTCCGTGCGGGACGGGCAGGCGCGCAATGTGGAGATCCTGCAGCGGTTCGAGGGGCTTCTGGTTGCGGACCGGGTCGGGGCGGGCAAGACTTACACCGCCGCCGCCGCCATGCTGCGCGAGGGCAATCTGCCCGCGGTGGTCGTGGCGCCCGCGCACCTGTCGCGCCAATGGGTGGAGGTGCTGCATCGCTTCACCACGCTGACGGCGTGGGAGGTGGAGACGACCAAGCCCTATGACCTGCCGCCGGCGGATGTCTATGTCTTCCGCTATTCCAATATCGGCAAATGGGTCGACGCCTTTGGCCAGTTCACCGATCAGGCCGGGTTGGGCCTTGTGGTGTTTGACGAGATCAGCGAGCTGAGACACGGCGAAGACACGGTGAAGGGGCGGGCCTGTCTGGAGTTCGCCCGCGCCGCCCGGCGGCGGCTGGGGCTGGATGCGACGCCGCTCTACAACTGGGGCGTCGAGATCTGGACCGTGATGCAGTATCTGCGCCCTGAAGTGTTCGGTGAGCGCCAGGATTTCCTGCGCGAGTTCGCGCCCAGCGGGCGGCTGGAAGACCCGCAGGCCGTGCGCGCCCTTCTGGTGGACTCGCACGCCATGGTGCGGGCCGAGCCCGTGGGCGCCATCCCGGTGAAAAAATCCATCGTCCATGTCGATCACGATGTGGAGCAGCTGGCCAGCGCCGAGGCCTGGGCGGCGGAGATGGCCCTTAAGGCCCGCGAAGGGACGTTCAACGAGCGTGGGCAGGCGGTGCGGGATCTGGACTTGCGCATGCGCCAGCTGACCGGCGTGGCGAAAGCGCGCAGCGTGGCGCATCTGGCCCGCATGGTGATGGCGAGCGGTGAAAGGGTGCTGCTCGCAGGCTGGCATCGCGAGGTCTATGACATCTGGCTCCAGGAGCTGGCCGAGTTCCGGCCCCGGCTCTACACGGGCACGGAAAGCCAACGCCAGAAGCGCGAGGCCTTTGACGACTTCGTGCGCGGCGGATGCCAGTGCCTGATCATCTCGCTGCGCTCCGGCAAGGGGCTGGACGGTCTGCAAGCGGCGTCGAAGACGGTGATCATCGGCGAGCTGGACTGGTCGCCCGCCACCCATACGCAAGTGATCGGACGCCTCGCCCGGGAAGGCCAGGAGGCCGATGAGGTCCACGCCATTTTCCCGGTGGCGGCGGACGGATCGGACCCGCCCATGGTCCAGATGACCGGACTGAAGTCCAGCGAACAGCATGGCGTGCTGGATGGCGATGCGCCGCTGGATGTGAGCGCGCGCGACGATGGCAGCCGCGTGCAGGCGCTGGTCGAGCGATATCTGAAAAAACAGGACGGGAGGGCGGCATGAGCGGGCCTCGCCTGTCAATAACGCCTGCGGATGCGATCGAGGATGTGATCGCGGGGCATATGCGCGACAGCGATTATCGCGTGCTGTGCGCCCTGGGCACCTTCACGGATCGCCGGGGATGGACCACGCCGACGCGTCAGTCGCGCCTGGCGGCGCGGTGCGGTTTCGGGCGTCAGAAGGTCAATGAAGCGCTGACCGTGCTGGAATGGCTGGGCTGGGTCGAGGTGCGGCGCGCCGAGCGCTCTGACAAGCCTGCGGCCTATCGCGTGCGTTTGGACCCGGGTGAGGGCCGAGGGGCGGGAGAAGCGCCGGATCAGTCGCTGGCGGAGTTCAAGGCCATGCGCCGGGGCGATCAGGTCCCCGGGGCTGACGACGCCGCTGAATCTGCAGGCGATGAAGGGGAGACCCTGTCGCCCGTGGGCGACACCCCCCCTGTCGCCGGTGGGCGACAAGGCCCTGTCGCCCCAGGGACGACACCCCCTGTCGTCGCTGCGACGACAGCAGGAACGATTCCTTTTAACGAAAAAAACAAACAAAAAGCGCCGGGTCCGGTCGCTTCGCCGCCGGATGGCGGCGACCGGACCGACGCGGTCGAGCCGAAACCCGCAACCGGGGGCGCTAAGCCCAGCCGCTCGAAGACTCGGCGAGAGGGCGGATCGGGCAAGGGGCGCGGCAAGAGCCGCCTGCGGCAGTTCAAGTCGGGGCCGGGGGATCGATTGGCGGCGCGTGAGCCTGCGCCTGAACCCGACCTGCCCGAATATGATCACGACTGCGCCGAGGGGGCGTTCCTGGACGCCATGCTGGGCGGGACGGGACGCAGCAACCGGCATGCGGCCCCCTGGCTGACGCCAGAGGGTGGGTTCCGTTTCCGGATCGTACGCCATCCGCTGAACGGTGACGGGGTGAAGGGACTGTATCTGGTCGCCGAGGATCTGGGCGCGTTCCGGTCGACCTTCACCGGGGCGATGATCCATTTCGGCTTTCCGGACACGGCGCTGGTCGCTCCCGCGTACTGGGAGCGGGCCAAGGCGCGCCTGCAGCGTGACCATCAATGGCGCGATGAATTTGAACAGGTCGGGGCCGATGCCCTGACCCAGACGGTGACAGGCCAACAGCGGGAGGCGCGGGCATGAGCGGACGGGGCCGGATGATGGCGAGCGACGAGGCGCGCAACGCGCTTAAGGAGCGCGAGGCCGAACGTCGCGCCGCCAAGGCGCGGCGCAAGGCCGAGAACGCCCGGGCGGCGCAGCGCAAGGCGGAGCAGGTCTCGGCGCGGCAGGCTGCGATGAAGGCCGAGCCTCTGCCTGAGTGGGTGGAGCGGCTGAAGCCCGAGGATCGGGCGCGGATCCGTGATCAGGTGGACGCGGATGAGTTCGCTTCGCGCCGGGATCGCGAGCGCCTGTTCCATCAGGTGAAGGCGGACTTGTCGCGCCGGACCCAGACGGCGGAGCTCGATGTGTTCTCGGCGATCGCGCGCGGGCTGGTCACCGATGGCAAGCATCTGCGCGCCCTTGCGCCGACCAAGCAGATCGCCGAGCTGGGACTGGGCCGGGGGCGGAACCCTGCTGTGCTGAACCGCAAGCAGCTGGCGGCGGCGTGCGCCTGGCATGATCTGTGGATGGAGAGCCGCTATGGCGCGGCGGCGGTCGATCCCTCTCGCGTCAAGGTGGATGGCGGGGGCGGCGGCGACGCCGAGCTGGGCCTGATGCGCGCGGCGGAGGCGGCGAAGCGGCTTCAGTGCTTGCGCGATGTCGTGGCGAGGGATGGGACGCACGGCAAGACCAAGCTCGAGCTGGTGGTGTTCGTGCTGGAAAAAGATCAGCCGCTGCAGAACTACTCACTGGTCAAAATCCTCAATGTTTCCGGGCGTGACCAGCTGCAGGGTGCGCGCCTCCTGCTGTTGACGGACGCCCTGTCAACGGTCGCGCGTCAACTCGGCTATTGACGTTTCGAACGTTCGGCGAGTATACCTCTCAGGCATGAGGCGAAGTTGCGCCGACATAGACGCCCGGGCGGACCACCGCGCCGGGCGTCGCTATGTCTGGCCACCGCTAACCCCTTGAAAACCCATGTCCTCGGCCCGCCCTCGCGGGTCCTCCTGAGCCCTTTCGACGTATACGGGGCGTCTGAGCGCGGGACTTCACCAGCCACACAAGGTTTTGAGATGGTTGACGTTTCGGGCGCAGTTGACGCCGAAGCGGGCTCACGCCTGCGCATGTACCTCGTCGCGGATCTCCGTCCGCATCCTCGCAACGTCAAGAAACACCCTGAACGCCAGCTCCGGCTGCTCGCCGATGAGATCAAGCGCGACGGGTTCAACGCGCCGATCGCGGTCTGGCGCGACACCTTCGTGATCGCTGGCGAGGGGCGGCTTGAAGCGGCCAAGCTCGCAGGCCTGACCGAGATCCCGGGGATCGACTGCAATCACCTTGATGAGGCGGGCGCGCGTCGCTTCATGCTGGCCGACAACCGGCTGGGTGAGTTGGCCGAGTATGACGCTGACGCACTGCGCGCCGAACTGAACAGCCTCTCCGAGCTCGACGACATGGATCTCGAATCCATCGGCTTCGGCCTTGATGACCTGGACGCCCTTCTGCCCCCGCTCGAGCCGGAACCCGCGCCGCCATCGCCGCCAGCGCCCAAGCGTGAAGCCAGTCCGAAAGCGCCGAGCCCGAAACCGCCCGCCGTGAAGACCGAGCCGACCGAGCCCGCGTCCACGGAACCCGAAACCCCGTCGGCGCAATCTGGCGAGGTTGCCGCCGTCACGCCTCCGATCGTCACCGAATCCCCGCCTGAACCCGCCAGGCCTTCCGCCCCGGCGCAGATCTGCAGTCCGGGCGAGACCTGGCGCATCGGCGAAGGCCTCGAGCTGATGGTGGCCGACTTCGCGACCGCCGCTGAACTGGCTGCCGCCGATGAGTTTATCCGCAAAAGCCTCGACGTGTTCGGGCGTCCGGCTCGCCGCAAGTCCGATGGCGCTTCGGCACAGGCTGTCCAGCACCAACGTGAAACTGACCAGCCGCACGCCGCCGGGGAGGGCGCGTCGGCGGAGAGCTAGGGAGGCCGCATCCCCGTGACTGACTCCCCTGCGCTGCCGATCGATCCGGATGCAAAGCTGGCGGACGGCTCCCCGGCCTATTTCCGCAGCGGCGCGGCCTATGCCGCCGCGCGCACCAATCCGGATTCGGGCGAGCCCTTCACGCGCGCCGCCGCCAGCAAATGGAAAAAGGACGGGCTGCTGGTCTTCGCGCCCGACCCGACCCGCGAGGGGAAAGAGCTCATCGATGCGGCCGCATCCGATCGCGCCCGCGCCGATCACCAGAACCCGTTAAAGCGCCTCGCCCCTGCGCCGGGCGCTGACCAGCCTGCCGCCGCAGCCGTCCCTGTCCCGGACGCGGCGTCAGCGTCATCCGCCGCCCTGTCTGACCAGCCCCTCGGGTCCGGTGCGGCGGATGACACCCCTTCTGAACCGGCCCAGCCTAGCAAGCGCGACCATGTGCAGGATACCGTCAGCGCCGCCAAGGCGCGCGGCGCCGTGCTCGACGCCAAGATGAAAGAGCTGGCCTACAAGGAAAAGCTCGGCCAGCTCGCCCCTGTCGGGGATCTGCGCTTTCGCGAGGCCAACCGCATGGGCGCCCTGCGCGACGCCCTGGTCCAGCTCGCCGGTCGGGTGGCGGAAGAGGCCAATCCTGATGATCCGGCCCGGGCGCGCAAGGCGATTGCGGCGGGCATGAATGCGGTTCTGACCCAGTATCTCGCCGAAGCCCGCAGCGAGCTCGAAGCCGCCGCCCGCGAGGCTCGCATCGCTGCCGAGGAACGCGCCGCCGAGCGCGCCCGCGTCCATGCCTGACGGTTCCGCACCGCACTTCGACTTCACGCCGGATCCCGACTTCGCGACCGATCCGGCCTATGTCTTCACCATGAACGCCCTGGCGGTCGAGGCGGCGGCGCTGGATGCGCTCACCCCGCCGCCGCCCTTTGATCCGGGCAGCTGGGCCGAGGCGAACATCCATTTCCCGGAAGGCTCGCCCAAGCCAGGCCCTTATCGCCATGCGACCGCGCCTTTCCTCGTTGAGCCCCTGGCCCGGCTCAGCCCCGATGATCCCTGTCAGGATGTGGTGATGATCAAGTGCGCCCAGTCGGGCGGCACGGTCACCGCCGATCTCTGGACCGCGGGCGTGCTGTCAAACATGCGCGCCCCCGCCATGATGATCCAGCCGACGCTGGGGCAGGCCAAGCAATGGGCGGAGAACAAGTTCTGGCCGATGGTCGAGGCCAGCCCGGCGCTGGGCGGGGATGAAGAACAGGGGATTGTCGGCTCGGTCATCCCTCGCACCTTGCGGACCGAGGGCGGCTCGACCGGGCTCAAGATCCGCTTCATGAACGGGTCGTTCCTGATGCTGGCCGGGGCCGAAAGCCCCAACACCCTGCGCCAGCACACGATCCGTTTCCTGATCCGCGATGATATCTCGGGCTGGGAAGAAGACGCCGGCGGCGAAGGCCATCCCATCGCCATCTCCGACAAGCGGGCGGACCTGTATTACTCGCTCGGCATCGCCAAGAAATTCGACATCTCCACGCCGCTGATCCTGCGCGGCTGCGTCATCACGGCGAAGTACGAGGCCAGCTCCAGGGGCCGCTGGTATATGGGCTGCGTTCATTGCGAGGCGCGCTTCGATCTGCGGATCGAGGACCTGCAGATCGCCGAGGACGGCCCGCCCTGGAACGTCCGCTATGACTGCCCGGCCTGCGGGTGCGAACATACCCATGCTGACAAGCGCGCCATGAATGCGCGCGGGATCTGGATCCACACCCGCGAGATCGACGGCGTCAAACCGCCTCGCGTGATCGAGACCGAGGCCGAGGCGCAACGCTGGCTCGCTCGCGATCTGGGCGTCTTCGCCATGCGCCCGGGCTTCTGGATCACCGGCGAGATGAACCCCTTCCTCACCTGGGACATGCTGGCCCAGAAACAGGCCGACGCGAAGGGCGACCCCAAGGCCGAGATGGTCTTCATCAATCTCGATCTGGGCCGCCCGTATGAGGTCGAAACGCTCACCCCGGATTGGGAAAAGCTCTACGCCCGCCGCACGACCGAATTCTCCAAGGGCGAGGGCGCATGGGGCCCGCTGGTCTTCACGCTCACGGTCGATGTGCAGCGCGACGGGCTCTATTACCTGATAAAGGGATACGACGCGGACGAGCGCGGCTGGTATCTCGACTGGGGCTTCCTCGCCGGTGAAACGGCGGAGGCCTTCAAGGGCGCCTGGCCCAAGCTCGATGTGGTCGCTCAGCGGGGCGCGCCTCTGCCCGGCGGCGCGCATATCCGGTTCGATGGCATCGGCGTCGATGGCCGCTATAACACCGACGCGGTGCATAAATGGGTCGCCCGCAATCACCATCTAGGCGCCAAGGTGCTGGTGGGTGATCCGGGCTGGACCAAGCCGCTGATCGCCCGCACCGAACAGAAAGAAGTCGGCAAGACCGGCAAGAAGAAAAAGTACGGGCTCAAGGTCTGGCACACCGGCACCTGGCCGGCGAAACAGATCCTCGTCACCCGCTATGCCCGCACCCTCGACAAGATCGGCGAGGCGGGCCCGCCGCCGGGCTTCTGTTTCTTCCCGGGCGAGGCGGAAGAGGCGCTGTTCCAGCAGCTCACCTCTGAATACCTCAAGGAAGAACGCTCCAAATCCACCGGCTTTGTCCGTCAGATCTGGGTGGCGCGCGGCGATAACCACTGGTTCGACACCGATGTGCAGTCGGTCTGCCTGCTCGAATATATCGGCGCGCGCCGGGGTCGGCGCGGCTCCTGGTCAGACCAGCAATGGGATGATCGCCGGGCCGATATCGAGGCGCTGATCGAGGCCGCACGCGGCGATCAGGATGACCTGTTCGACCGGCCCGCCAGCGCCCCCGCGCCGAAGGCTGAGGCGTCCGGCGGCGGCAAGCGTGAGTCCGTCATGGCGCGGTTGGGTCGGTTGAACTCTGGTTAAGTCGGTCGATTGCGGCGGGGATGGCGTCGATTACTTTCTGAACTTCGTGCCAGTTCGCTAGATGGTTATGTGCATTCAAGTCTTTGTAGGCTTTCTCAAGCGCCTTTAAATCGCCAATAAGTCGCCCTGAAATTCTGGGGTCGTATGCGTGAAACAATAAGCTAAGTGTTGCAACGTCTTCGGCATCTATGGCCCTTAAAATCGTAGTTGCGAATTCCAGCGTCTTTGGGTCGTGTTGGAAAGCGAGCCCAGCTCTCGAGATTGCATCGCGTCGATGTGTGGAAGCCCTCTTCGAGTTAGTGCGCCATCGTTGGTCCAGCTTTTCAGTGTTCATCGGTTCGCCCTGTCCTAGGCTCTCGATCGGACCGACGAGAAACCTCGGCATTAGTGCGATGGCTGTCAGTTGCTGTAACTCAAATCGTGCTTCCTCGATTAGTGGTTTGAAGTTTGTCGCTCGCGACTTCGCCAAGATGATGTTGACGACCAGAATAGCGCCGCCGAGTTGCAACAGACTCCAACCCAGCTTGTCCAGAAAGTCAAAAAAAGTGCACTGAAACAGGCTGCCAGTTGACCAACCGGCTGAGGTGAAAAGCGCACCAATAAGCATCAGCCAGGTGGCGGCGTAAAACGCTGTTCTGTCATAGCCCTTCAGCTTGTCCAGCCACCGCATCGCCGGGTGCTCCGGCGCATCGCTATTCCCGTCCATCTCGCCCGCCCCATCCTGCAAAGGAGAATCGCCTATGGCGCGAACAGTCGCAGAGATCGAGGCTGATCTCCAGAAATACCGCGCCCGCCTGGATGAGGTGCTGGACCCGGCCCGCGCCGACCGTCTCAAGCATGGCGACCGCGAGATCAGCCGCGGCTCGGGCAAGGATCTCGAGCAATCGATCCGCAACCAGATCAGCCTGCTCGAGCGCGAGCTCGCCCGCGCTCAGGGCCGTCGCGGTCCCAATCGTCCTGTGGGGGTCTGATCATGTCCAACGCCATCGCCCGCCAGCGCGTGCGCAAGCGCCGCGCTGACGCCTCCACGCGCCCGTCGCCCAAGGCCGACAGCCTGATGGTCAATCGCATGCCGCGCCGCGCCCATGCGGCGGGCGATCCCTTTGATACCCAGTTTGCGGGATCCTTCACCTCGCACGGCTCCAGCGATGCCGACTGGCTGGGCGACCGGCTCACCGCCGTCGCCCGGATCCGCGATGTCATCCGCAATGAACCGCTCGCCGCCTCGGGGGTGGAGCAAAAGCTGTCCCTGCTGGTGGGTGAGGGTTGGCAGTTCCAGTCCGCCCCCGACGCCGATGTGTTCGGTCTGGATCCCGCCTCCGAGGAATACGAGGCGCTCGCCCGCTCGATTGAAAAGGCGTGGCGGCGCTGGGCGTCCGACCCGCTCGCCCGCAATGACTGGGAAGAGCGTCTGCCCTGGGATCTGCAGCTCGATCTGCTGGCCCGCAACTATATCGGGGCCGAGGGCGAGGGGCTGGCGCTGGTCCTTTTCGACGCCGAATCCGAAACCTTCGGCACGCGCTTGCAGGTGATCGATCCTGACCGCCTGGCCCAGCCTGCGGGCTGGCCTGATGGTGCGGGCGGCGAGATCGAGATCGAGGGGCAGGGCGGCGCAACCTATACGGCGCAAGCGTCCGATTGCCGGGCGGGCATCGCCCGGGATGAACGGGGCCGCCCCATCGCCTATTACATCCTCGACGCGCACCCGCATGATATCGGCTTGGCCGGCGTGATGGGCCGCTTTGCTGGCCGCTGGTATCCGGTCCGCACGCCGGGCTTTGAAACCGACACCCGCCCCTGCGTCCTGCATGTTTTCAAGCACCGCCGGGCGGGACAGTCGCGCGGCATTTCCGACTTTGTGGCGGCGCTCGGGGCCTATGCCGCCTTCCGCGATATGGGCGAGGCCGAACGCCGCGCCCGCATCATCAACGCCCTGGTCGTGGCGCAATACACCAGCGCCCTGTCAGACCCCGAGGCGCTGGCCGAGATCCTCGGCACGGAAGCCGCCGATGGCGTGCTCGCCAATCGGGTCCAGTATTACGAAGAATATGGCGTCGGCACCGTGGCGGGCTCGCGCGTCATCCAGCCCTATCCGGGTGACAAGCTGGAATGGAACTCCGAAACCCGCTCGGCCAATGAATGGGTGGACGCCATGTCCTTCCTGGCGCTGCAGGCGGGCATGCCGCTGGGGTTGGGCTATTCCATGGCCACGCGGGATTTCTCGCGCACCACCTTCAGCTCGGCCCGCACCGAGATCAATGACGCCTTCCGCGCCATCAAGCGCGAGCGCACGGTCCTTCGTCTGCATGCGGTACGCCCGCTGCGCCTCGCCGTCCTGCAAGAGGCCTATGACAAGGGCGAGCTGGCGGTCCCGCCCGGCGCGCCGTCTATCTGGGACGCCCCCGCCGCCTATATCGCGGGTCAGGATATCGGTCCGGGCCGAGAATATGTGGATCCGGTGAAAGAGGCGACGGGCGACCGCATGGAAGTCGAGAACCTGTCCGCCGCTCCGTCCGACATCGCCGCCCGTCGCGGTCAGAACTTCGACGAAGTTGTCGCCCGCTCCGCCCGGGACAATCGCGCCATCCAGCGCGCCGGGCTCCAGCTGGGCGATATCGGAACCATGGCCGCTGTGGCCTCGAGCCGGGATGAGGAAGAGCCTCAGCGGAAGTAGGTTTAGTTCCTCGGCCTCCGGCCTGCGGTTCCGGGTTTTTAGTTCCTCGGGGCGTCCGCCCCTGCGGTCCTCGCTTCGCTGCGGGCGCGCAGTCGCGCTTGCGGCGGATAAATCCGCCGAGGGGCGATCACTCACATCGGGTCGCGAAGCGGCCCGCAAGGGCGAACGCCCGCCCGGCCTGATGGCCGGAACCTGCAGGCCCGGACGGGCCGAAGGAGTCTAGTAAAATGCCCCGATCGCTCCGCTTGCCGAGCGGGCCGCAGCGCCTTGCGCTGGCCTGTGGTCATGACGCCGTGTTCATGCATCCCGACTTCGCCCCGCAGGCGCGCCGTGCAGAGATCGAGCCCGGCCTGATCTCGCGTCTGGCGCAGGGCTCCGCGGACATGCTCGAAGCCCTGACCGACGCGGTCCGCCCTAAAGCGGAGCGTGATGACTGGGCGCCCGAGATCCCTGAATGGGCCGAGGGCGGCGAGCGCACCCGGTCCGGCTATACCCTGATCGATAATGTGGCCCTGATCGATATCTCCGGCGTTTTGATGTCGCGCGGGTTCGAGGGGGTATGGTCGGGCTGCTACTGGCCCGGCTATCGCGATTATGTGGCGGCGGTGCGCGCCGCCAATGAGGATGAGCGTGTGGACGCCATCCTGCTGCGCTTTGACACGCCCGGCGGCTATGTGGCCGGCTGCGCCGAGGCGGCGCAGGCGTTGCGCAGCCTGAACCAGTCCAATGGCGGCAAGCCGTTGGTCGGTCATGCGGATGAGCTGTGCGCCTCGGCGGGTATGAAACTCGCCGCCCAGTGCGACGGTCTGTTCGCCAGTGATGGCGCCATGGTCGGCTCGGTCGGCGTCCGTATCGGCTTTTTCGACTTCGAAGGCGCGCTCGAGAAATGGGGTGAGCGCTCGCACATCTACAAGTCCGGACGCCTGAAGGATATGGGCTCGCCGCTGCGCGCCCCCACCGATGAAGAATCCGCCATCTATCAGGCCGAGGTCGATCATCTGGCCGATCGTTTCTATGTCGAACTCGCCCTCGGTCGCGGCCTTGATCTCGAGGCCGTCCGCGAATCCCGCGGCTGGGAGGCGCGCACCTTCACGGCGGGCGATCCGCCGCCGCCGGCGGAACTCGACCCGCTGGCCGTCGATCTGATCGACGCGGTGATGACCGAGGAAGCCGCTTTCGCGGTCGCGCAATCGCTGGCGGGCACGCCCGCTGCGGTTAATCCGCCCAACCCCGTTACCGTCAGCGCCGCGGCCAGCCGCGCGGCGTCCTGCGATGAGGCCGCATCGGCCTGCTCTGTTCCCGCGGCTGGTCAGTTGGAGACCCCCATGTCCCTCAAAGCGAAGATGGCCGCGCTGGTGGCCAATGTCACGGGCGGCGACGCCAACGCCCAGGCCGAACTCGATGACATCCGCGCCCTGATCGGCGCCCGCGCCGAAACCGAAGACGACGCCGACGCCATGGACGGTGAAGACGAGGACGCCGCCAACGGCGAAGGCGAGGGCGATGACGACGCCGAGGCCGCAGACGGCGAGGATGATGACGCCGCCAACGCCGAAGGCGAGGACGATGACGACGCCGATGCCGAATATGGCGAGGATGATGACGCCGCCAACGCCGAAGGCGAGGACGATGACGACGCCGATGCCGAATATGGCGAGGATGACGACGCAGAAGCCCGCGCCGACAAGATCCTCAACGCGCCCGAGGCCAAGGGCCGCGAAGCCCTGGCCGGCAAGCTCGCCGTCAAGGTGGCGGGCGGCAAGCTCACCCCCGCCGAAGCCCTCGACATGCTGAAGACCTCGCCCAAGGGCGAGACCCCTTTCCGCAAATCCGCCGGCGCTTTCACCCCGAAAGGCGTGAAACCGGGGTCGGGTGACGGCTCCAGACGGGGCGATCAGGCGCAGGCCGCCCTGGGCGCTTCTCTTCAGCGGATCTTGCGCCGCTAGTCGCGCCGAAAATCGGCGACCCTGCACCGCCTTGGGGCGGTGCGACTTCCTGCGCCATTGGCGTGTATCAATCCTGAAATGAAAGGAGAGCGCGATGTCGCTCAAGGTCTCTACCGGGGCAGAACCCAAAGCCCTGTCTGATCTCGTCAAGTATGAGGTCAGCCCCTCCTTTACCCGCACGTCCGGCCTGTTCAAGGCGGGTTCGGGCGCGACGGTGCCCATCGTCCAGGGCCTGATCCTCGGCCTGTCAGGCGCCCTGTCCATCGCTGCTGCGGCGGATGGCGGCAATACCGGCAATGGCGCGATCTCCGCCGTCGCTCTGGGCGCCAAGGCCCAGCCGGGCGTCTACAGTGTCGAGGCAATCTCGGCGGGCACGAACACGGCGACCTTTGCGGTGTTTGATCCGTCCGGCAATCGCCTGGCCGATGCGGTCACGGGCACGCCCTATGACAATGGCCAGATCGCCTTCGCCATTGCGGACGGAGCGACCGACTTCGTGGTTGGCGACGGCTTCTCGATCACCGTGACCGATACCGGCGCGGGCAAGTATGCCCCGCTCGATCTCAGCGCAGTTGATGGCGCCCAGACGGTGGCGGGCATCGCCCTGGCCGATCTGACCGTGCCCGATGGTGCGGATGCGACCGGGCTGGTGCTTGAGAACGGTCTGGCCACGGTCCTGCGCGGCGAGCTGACCTATCCGGATGGCGCCACCGACGCCCAGAAAGCCGCCATCGATGCGGCCTTGCTGGCGCGCCAGATCAAGGTCGTCAACGCGATCTGACGTCCTCGGCCCGGACGCTGAGCGGGCCGATCACCTTCACCCTCACGGCGCCGCTGCGGCGCTTCTCATACGGAAACGGCGCCGCGCTGCGACGCCGTAAGGGAGACTATGCATGTTCAATTTTCCGTTTACCGCGCGGTCCCTGACTGAAGAGGTCCGCAAATATCCCAAACGCTATGGCGTCGTGTCCGGCCTTAATGTGATGCCGCTCGAGCCGATCAGCTCGACCTTTGTCCAGATCACCGAAGAAAACGGCACGCTGCGCGTCCTTCCGGCGCAGGAGCGCGGCTCGCCGGGCTCCCGCCCGGATCGCAAGCGGCGATCGCTGAAGATCTTCCAGGTGCCGCACTTCCCGGTCGAGGACCAGATCCTCGCCAAGGATCTGCAGGACCGCATGGTGGTCTTGAACGGTCAGGAAGTGCCGGCCAATCTCACCGACGAGACGGCGAAGCGCCTGGCCGAGATCGGTCGCCGCCATGCCATCACCGCAGAATATCTGCGCATGCAGGCGCTCAAGGGCATTCTGAAGGATGGGTCGGGCGAAGTGCTGACCAATCTGTTCGATGACTTTGGCGTCACCCAGAAAACGGTGGATTACGTTCTGGGCACGTCCGGAACGGACATCCGTGAAAAGGATGAAGAGGTCCGCGCTCACATCGAGGACAAGCTGCTGGGTGACTCGTTCGAGAGCGTCGAGGCGCTGGTCAGTCCGGAATTCTTCGACAAGCTGGTCAAGCACCCGAATGTCGAGAAGTTCTACACCTCCAGCCCGGATGTGACTCAGCTTCGCCTGCTGGAACGCTACAAGTTCGCCAACATCACGGGCCGGATCTTCAACCCGTTTGGCGGCGTCACCTATATCGAGCATCGCGGCTCTGCGCCGGTGGGCAACTCCAGTGAACGGTTTGTCGCGGCCGGTGAGGGCCATGCCTATCCGGTGGGAACGACCAACCTGTTCTCCACTTTCGCGGCTCCGGCGGACACCCTGTCTGAAGTGAACAGCCTGCCGACCATCATGGATATGGATCTGGGCGATGGCGGCGAACGCTTCGCGCTTCCCATCTTCATCAGCCCGGAGGTGATGAAGCATGGCAAAGGTGTGGAGATGTTCTCAGAAATGAACATCCTGCCCTTCTGCAAGCAGCCGGGCGCTGCGCTCGTCAAGCTGCACACCAGCAACTAATCGCTCCTCTCCAGCCTGATCAGCTCCCGGGTTCGCCCGGGGGCTGATTTTTTCAGTCCTTCGGGGCGTCCGCCCCTCGGGTCCTCGCTAAAGCTGCGGGCGCGCGGTCGCGCTTGCGGCGGATAAATCCACCGGGGAGGCTCCCATCACTTCCTTCGATCAATCCTTTGAAGCCGCCTTCGGCGACGCCTCGGGCGCGACCTTCGGCGAGCCGATGGACTATGCCGGGCCGGGCGGCAGCCCTGTGGTGTTGGCGGTTCCGGTGATCCTTGATGACACGACCGAACCGCTGGACGCAGGCTCCGGCTTTGGCGCCATGCGCGCCCCGCGCCGCACCGGCACGGCCTTTCGCAAGGCGTTCCTCGCCGCGGGCGTCGAGCCCGTGAAGGGCGGAACCTTCACCCGGTCCTCGGGCGCGGTCCTGACCCTGTCTCAAGCCCCGACCGGCCCCGACAGCGTCGGCCAGTACAGCTTCGATTTCGGGGGGAGTTAATGCGCGAACCTGATTTCATCATCGGCACCAAAGCCGATCCCTATATCCGCCGCTGGTGGATCCTGCCCCGCAATCGCTGGTTCAATCTCTATCTGCATAACATCCTGCGCAGTGATGATGACCGGGCGCTGCACGATCATCCCTGGTGGAATGTCTCAATCGTTTTGAAGGGCGGATATTTCGAGGTGTTGCCCGGCACGGGCGGCGTAACGGATCCCGATACCTTCCGACGGATCTGGCGCAGACCGGGTTCTGTTCTCGCCCGCCGGGCGGGCGCTGCGCATCGGCTCGAGATCCACGACCGTTCGGCCTGGACCCTGTTCATCACCGGCCCGCGCATTCGCGACTGGGGCTTCTATTGCCCCAAGGGCTGGGTGTTCTGGAAACGCTTTGTCGCCAGCGATAACCCCGGCGCGATCGGTCGCGGCTGCGGGGAAGAGTAAAGCCCCGGTGGGCTCGCCCACCGCAAGCGCGACCGCCCGCCCGCAGCGAAGCGAGGACCGCAGGCTGGAGGCTGAGGAACTAAAATCCCGGACCGCAGGCCCGGACGGGCCGAGGAACCAAAACCATGCAACTCAACTCCACCGCCTTCGGCATCGACGTATCTGTCACCGAGACGCTTGCCGCGGATATCGACGCCACGGTCGAGGAACTGGCCGAGGCGGCGATGGCGGCGGCGGACGCAGTCGCGGACTGGGGCAAAGCCCAGCTGCGCGCTGACACCGAACCGGCTCTGGGTGACCGGGTGTCCAAGGCGTGGCGCTCGCGGGTCTTCCCGCGCCGGGGCGCGTCCCTGACGCCGACCATCAGCTGGTGGAGCAACGCGCCCCACATCATCCGCGCCTTTTCCGAGGGAGTGACGCTGCGGTCGGAGTCCGGCTTCTGGCTGGCGATCCCGACCGAGAACGCGCCGCAGGCGGGTCGCTCCTTTGGAACCAGCGGGCGCCTGCGCCGGGCGCGCAAGCACGCCATCACCGAGGCGGAGCGGCGCTTCGGAAAGCTGCGCTATGTGGCGATCCCGGGGCGCAAGCTCGCCCTCCTGGTCGCCGACCGGGTCCGCATGGGCGGGGGCCAGAACCCGCGCTATCGCACCGCGTCTGACGCCGCCCGCAAGCGCGGCGATTTCGAGAATGGCGTCGTCATGTTCGTGCTGGTCCCGCAAGTGCGGATCCCCAAACGGATTGACCCCGACAGCGTCGCCGACGCGATCGGGCGCGAAGGCCTCACCCGTTTCGCCCGGGCGTTCGAAGCGATCACCAAACGCAGGTTTTCCTGACTCCTTCGGCCCGTCCGGGCCTGCGGTTCCGTGGTTTTAGTTCCTCGGCCTCCGGCCTGCGGTTCCGCGCATTAGCGCGGGCGGCCTTTGGCCTTGCGGGCCGCTGCGCGGCCCGGTGTGAATGATCGCCCCTCGGCGGGCGAAGTCCGCCGCAAGCGCGACCGCGCGCCCGGCCCTATGGCCGGAACCGCAGGGGCGGAGCCCCGAGGAACAACAAATCACGCGACCGCCCGCCCGGCCTGATGGCCGGAACCTGCAGGCCCGGACGGGCCGAAGGAGCCTTCAAACAATGCCCACCGTGACCCATGACGCCATTGTCGAGGCGCTGAAGTCCGTGATCTCCACCGCCCTGGCGACCGTCGAGGGTGCGCCTGCGCTGGAGTATGACGAGCCGCGTCTCGCGGATCCGGACCCGCAAGGTGAAAACCGTTTCCGGGTTGTGCTGATGTCCACGGGCCGCGCGCCCGCCAATGATCAGCTGGCCACCCCGCCGCCCTTTTTTGTCGAGGCCAGCTTCGCGCTCGGCCTGCATGGCGTAGGATCGGATGACGCGGCGCGGCGATCGCTCATGTCTGACATGGCCCGCGCCATTGATGCGGCCATCACCGCCGACTGGTCGCTGGGCGGGGTCGCCAGCTTCGCTCAGGTCACCGCGCTTGAAAGCGATACGGACAAGCAGTCCGGCTTCGCCCCCGAGAACCTGCTCGACATCGCCATAGAGGTCGAGTTCGACAGCCTGACAAGGTTGGGGTGAGGGGTGAGGGAACCGGGGCGCATGGCGCGCCCCGCAAGGGCGACCGCCCGCCCGGCCTGATGGCCGGAACCGCAGGCCCGGACGGGCCGAGGAACTCAAAACCAAAAGGACATCACCATGCCGACGAAAGCCAGCACCAGCCCGAAAGCCAAAGCTCCGGCCAAATCCGCCTCCAAACCCGCCGCTGATCCGGCGCTGGATCTCGACAACACGGCCTCTGAAGCTGAAACCAGTTCAACTTCAGCCGCGCCGTCCGCGTCTGAAGCGCCCGAAACCGACGCGCCTGCGCCGGATACGTCCATCGAAACTGAAACGGTTTCAGTTTCTGACGCCTCAAAACCGGAACAAGACGCGGACAAAACCGCCTCTGAGGCGGTCGGAACCTCCGAAACCGAAGCCGCCGCCATCCCGGCGGCGACCGGTGTGCGCCAGATCTACCTGCTCAAGGCCTCCGGTCTTGGCCCTGAAGGCCAGGTCATCCGCCTGACCCACCGCAAGATCGCAGATCTCGGCCTCAAAGCGGACGAGGACTTCCGCACGCCGACCGCGCTCGAACTCGCTATCGGCGGATAGTTTTCTCATTCCCTGACTCCTTCGGCCCGTCCGGGCCTGCAGGTTCCGGCCATAGGGCCGGGCGGGCGTTCGCCCTTGCGGGCCGCTGGCGCGGCCCGGTGTAAGTGATCACCCAGCGGCGGATTTATCCGCCGCAAGCGCGACCGCGCGCCCGCAGCTTTAGCGAGGAAACGAAGGGGCGGAGGCCCCTGAGTAATCAGCAAAAAAGGACACACACCATGACGGCTCAACTCGTCGGGCGGCTGTCGCTCGCCCATATCCTGCCCCAGGCCGTGGCGGGCACGCCCGCTGATGGCGACCATCAGCCGGTCGATTACTACCGGCTGACGCCCCGGCGGAATGATCCGCTGGTGGATGATCCCATCATCGGCTCGGACCTTCACAATGTGATGGATGCGCAGGCCCCGGCTGACGGCCTGGTCGAGGCGTCGCTCGATCTCGCCGTGCCGTTGTGCATGGCCCAGCTCGGCCTTTATCTGCCGCATCTGTTCGGCGCCGCAGCGCCCTCCGGCTCGGGGCCGTATGAGCATGTCTTCACCTCGGGCCAGCGCGAGGTTCCAGGCGCCAGCATGGTCTGGGCCGATGGCGCGAAATGGCGTCGCGCGCACACCTGGGCGCTGCAAAGCATGGAGATCGGCGTCGCCCCCGAATCCGGCCGCCGTCAGGTGACCTTCTCCGGCCCGTGCTCGGATATCGAGGATCTCGCCTCCAGCCCGCTCGGCACGGCGCTCGACGCCCTGACCCGCGCCATCATGCCGGCCGGGCCGGGTGCGGTGCTGCGCTATGGCGGCACGGTCATGGCCAATGTCACGGGCGGCACGGTGCGGTATCAGCGCACCCTGACGCCCTTCCGCCCGTCCGGACGCGCCTCCCGCACGGTCGCCGAGTTCACGCCCGAGGTCGGCGGCAATTTCACCGGTACGCTCGATCTGCGGGTGAAGGACAACGCCTTTTATGAGATCGCCCGGGCCAAGACGGCGGCGGCGCTGTCCATCGAGTATGAGCTCGGCGCGAACGCCAAGCTGGTGCTGTCCTGCCCCGCCATGCGGTTCGAGCCCACCGAACGCGCGGTCGAGGGCGAGGGCCTGCGCACTGAATCCTACGCCTTCCGGGGCGAACAGACGGCTTCCGCCCCGGTCCTCACCGCAACGCTGACCAACAGCGTCGCCAGCTATCCGGCGGGGGCGTGATGCGGCTTGATCTCACACCGCCCAGGGCGGGCCGGTTCGACACCCTGACCTTTCCCGGTCTGGCTGAAGGCGAGGGGGAGGCGCGCATCACGCCCGGCTGGCGTCTGGCCCTGCCCAGCGTCGCCAGCGAGCGCGCCGCCTGGTCCCTCGCGCGCCGCGCAGTGCCCGGTCAGGATGAGGGGGAGAGCGAGAGCGCCTACATCGAGCGCCTGCGCGAGTCGCTCGCCGCCTATGGCGCCATCCTGCCCGAGGGGCGGCTCGACATCACCGCCCGCGTCGAGGGCGCTCTGCAAGCCGTCGCCCTGTCCGCCCATGCCGAGGCGCTGATCCTCGATTGGGAAGGCTTTGGCGATGCCGAGGGCGAGGTCATCGAACCCGACGCCGTCTCGATCCGGGCGGCCATGCGCATGCCCTATATCGCCAACCGCTTCGAGAACTGGCTGCGCCGCAAACTGGCCGGGATATCGCAAGAGGGAAACGGCTAGGCGCCCTCTGCAAATACCTGTTTGCCGGGGGCGATGAGAATTGCCGCGACTGCGCCGCGATGGGCGAGGCTTGCGCCAGCGGCGGGCGGGTGCGCGATCCGCGCTGTGACGGCCCGGATGATCCGCCCAGCCATCTCTGCCCGCAGGTCGAGCACGCCCCGCATAGCTGGGCCGGACAACGCCTGCTCGATCTGATCAAGCGCGGAACCATCCTGCGCCGCGGCTTCGCCGGGGTGGACGGGATCGACATGGAAGAGGCCCGCCGGCGTCTGCCGGACGTGCCCGATCATGAACTCAATGACCTGATCGACGCCGCCGAGGCGGGCCTGTTCGCAGGCCTCGCCTTGAGGCGTGAGCGACAGGACGGGAAAGGTCAGTCCTGAGGCATTTCCTTGGCGGTGCTGGTGTGGCCGCACTGGGTGCATTTGCGCGTCACACGCTTGCCGCCCAGTGGGCCAAAGACCGGGTCTTCGGATTCGCTTTTAAACGCCATGCGTCCGGTCCCGCACTTGCTGCAGACCGGTCGCGGATCGTCGGGTTGTGCGGTCAGCGCCCGTTTCAGAATGGCCAGCTCTTCTTCCA